ACCCTGTAGCTCTGCCTAATTGAGCATCAGCTAATGCTTGTCCTTCTCTAATGGATTCAGCAGCTATACCTTGTAAGGTATCGTTCTGAGCCATTCTAAGCTCTGCAAATGCATTATTATACGCAGTAGTGCCTTCTGGTATTCCAGAGTTAATTAATTGCGTTCTAAGGTCTATTTCTTGCTGTTGAAACTGTGGTTGTAATCTACCTACTGCTCTGTTATAATATGCAGTTTCAACTCTAGTTGCATAATCATTTAAATTTTCCATAGTAGGTACTTGAGCAAAATTACTTCTATCTATCATACCTGGTTGTGATGGTAAGTTAGCTAAACTAAAACTTTCTTGTGGTAATCCACCTAATAATCTACCAGCAGTATCTAAATACGCATCTGATATTCCTACTTGTTTTACTCTTTGTGCTTCATATTCTGGTGTTAAAGAATAAGTTTGTAAAAATCTATCGTCTGGTAAATCTGTTACTCTAGTTATATCATAAGGAGATACAACATCAGGTCTATTCATTCTACCCTCTAACCTTGCAGTTTCTACATTTGCTGCTCCTTGTGCAACAGCTGCACCTGCATAATCTGGTGCTGGTGGTGGCTTTGGAGGGCTTAATATATTGCCAATAAAACTCATGCTATTTCCTTTCTTAGTAAAACTGCTTTTCTTTTATAACCTTCTAATTCTTTTTCCCAACCTATTCTTCCTAAAATGTCAACACATTTATATTTTTTTTCTTTTGCATATTTTATAATCTTTTTTTCTAAACTTTTCAAACTATTTAATTCGCCACCTGCTAAACCTATACGCAAAGAATCTTTATACCCTACTGTAATAACTACACTTTTTTCATCCATAAATATTTGATATGTACCATCATTTAATCCTTGTTCTACTTCTTGCTTTGTTACATTATCAGCTATTGCAGTAGCTGGTTCTAATAATTTCCATATTCTATCTGTAAGTATCATAAACCTACTCCTTTTTCATAATAAATATCTACACTATGCCATTTAATACTTTGTGCCTGTGTACTAGTTTGTATGCGTATTGCTGCGTTCCATCCTATATCGGCAACACTTCTCCATACTAATTGTGATGCAATAGTTCCTGCCCATTCTGATACATCCCATGTAGCTGTATCCCATGAAGCTCCATCTGTAGTAGCACTAGATGGTGTATATGTAGAAGTACCATCATTAAAGTCTACATCAAATCCTATACTAACTGGTAAGTCTGCATCTGATGATACTATAGGTCGTATAGCTGTAAATCTTTTAGATGTACCTCTGCCACCATAATATACAAATGCTGTTTTTGCATTACCTAGTATTTGTGTTCCAGCATCACTTAATCCATTATCTGCTTTATATACTTTGGTACTACCACCAAAATATAAATCACCTTCTAATAAACCCCAACATTGAGCATCTTGTCCTGTAAATCTACCCCATGCACCTGTATTTAAATTAACTACAAACTGCACAAAAGAACCACTTACATCATTAGGTACATTAAATAAACCAAATTGTCCTTTAGGATAAATTATTGCTTCCCATCCAAAGGTAGATTTAAAATTAGTTACTGCTGTTAATATACTACCACTTATCTTATCTGATATAGCTTTTGCGTAGTTTGTTTCATCTTCAGCATACATTTTAGTTAAAGGCACAAAGCCAGATTCTGTAATAACAATTAATTCTGGTCCTACATTTACAATACATCTTTTACCTATAGGTCTTGCTATTTTAAATACTCCTACTAAAGACCATTTAGTTGCATCACTAGGGTCTGTACCTTGATAAACTGCCACTTCTCCCTCTGAGGTTATAAAAGCTATATAATCATCTGAACCAGAACCACCATCTCTTGTAAGTGTACCAGCAGCTACTAATTTACCACCAAAGTTAAATACACTTCCTAATGCAAAGGTAGATACTGTTCCTGCTACAGAGTTAATAGGTAAATAACCAAAACTTAAACTATCATTAAATATGAAAAATAATCTTTCTTTAAATACTGTTACATTGTTTATTGTAGAACCTGTTACTCCACTTAAAGTAGGTGTCGCCCAAGCACTACCATTGTAATGTCTTGGTGCGTCTGCTCCATTTACTATAAATAAAAATGAACCACCTGAAGTAGTAAAATTAACATCTTGAAATTGCACATTAGATAAACTAGTTACTACAGCACTTCCTACACTACCAGAACTTGTTACATCATAAATAGCATTGTTACTAGCAGCAAAAAGTTTATTAGCACTAGGAGACCTGTAAGACATCAAACTCTGTACTGTACTAGGTAATCCTGTAACATGATTGGTAAAACCTTTTCTCAAACTTACATCTGTAGAACCAGGAAAAAAATTATCTAGTCGAATAGCATCAGTTTGTGGCATCAAGTCCACAGCATCTCTTGTGTTTAATCCACCAATAGGTGCAGATTGAGATGTACTCTCTCCTGTAGGTCTAAAAACTGCCATTACTTTTTACCTTTATACCCTGAAGCATATATAGCTCTAGCTTGTTTTTTAGCCTTACCTTTTGATTTATATACTTTTCCTTTTGTTCCAAACCTATAACCACCCTTTACTTTTTTAACAGGCATTATAGTGAAAAGTTACCTTCTGGTTCGTTTACAGGTAAATATAGTCTATTTGGTCCTGCCATACGAATGATTTGCTTTGCACCATCTTTGGATTGCTTTTCTGATAATTTTAATCGGTATTCTTGAAACTGATTATCATAAGGCAAACCTTTTTGTTTTAAAAATCTCCATATTACACCAAGTGTAATTAAATCTTCATCTAATACTGTTGTATTACTATCTGCTGCATAACTGGTTGCATTTGCTGAACCATCTCCATTAGTGTCCACCCAATTTTTGATAATGTATTCAAATGCTACTGTTTCTCCAGCAGGAGGTGTTGGACTAAATAATAATTTGCCACCTCTTATTCTAAAATAATTTGTTATACCACTACTTACACTTGCTTTTAATCTTTGCCATTGTGCATTGTTTAATGGTCCATAATATTTTCTATCTGTGGTTCTATTCCACATAGTATCATTACTAAATCGTAAAAAGTCAGAAGCTATAGTTGTCATATTTCCTTGACTTTCTGCTGCAAGTGTTGTATGTAGTTCTTCTTTAATTAATACTTGCCAATCATAACCTGATACTAAATTTTTACCTTCTCTATTAGCTGCTGCTAATAATTGTATATTAGTAGTATCTGTAGAACCTATTACTGTTGTAGGAGAAGGTACACCTATCTCTTTAGCAGCATCTTGGCATATTGTAAGTAAGGTCATTCACCCACCACAGGTTGTTGAGGTTTTGTATGTTCACCTGCTAAAAATTGTTTAGCTTCTTTTCTATGGTCTAATACATCTTTGCCTAAACCATGACAAGCACCATCAGATAATCCTGCTAATTGTTCTACAGAATTAATACCTTCCATTTCAAAAAACTTTTTTTTGTTTATATTTAATGATTTTAATTTAGTTAATGGTGTTTCTTTTTTTATATTTTTAACTGGTTTTTTTCTTTTGTAATACGCATTGTACTCATTAGGAAACTCTTGTTTAATTTGTTCCTCTTTATCTTTCATTTTATAAATTACAGTATTAGGGTCTCCTATTAATTTAATTTCTACTAAATCAAAAGAATCCGTAGCATCTCTGTATATTGTTACTCTTCTATTTCCTGCCATTCTTAACCTCCTGTTAGTGTGGGGGAATTGCACCCCCACGATTATAATGCTCTAACCAGCAAATTGACAAGCAATTATTTTAGCTGAAGCATCTATAGCAAATGCACACACAGGTGAAGTTGCTGCTGCTGTTACATCTAATGTACCATCAGTAGCACCTGTTGGTGTCAATGGGTCTCCATCAGCACCTGCTGTTAATGCAATAGTTAGAGTTGCTGTTCCACCTATCTGTATCCAACAATATTGTCCGTCTGTTGGAGCAGATTGTAAAACACCAGCACCTACCTCATTAGAATCAGATAAATCACTTGTTACCACATTTACTGCACCAGCAGATGTACCAGAAGGTGCGTAGTAATAAGCAACATATCCACTTACTGCTGCTACACCTCCAGCACCAGTATCGTATTGAACATACTTGAAG